TAGAACCAGCGCAACATAAGAAAGTTCCTGGTGCCGCCGACGGTGGTTCATTCTTTGCGCCTGATGGTGTTATGCCATTCAATCTCGCTAAAGGCGACGATACTCTCGCTATAAATCCAAGAACTGGTGAAAACATGTTCTCCTATGGCAGCAATGAGTCAATCTCTTATAATCCAAATACCAATAAGGTGAACATTGCACCAGCAGGCAGAGAACAAGATGTTCCTGGTCCACAGATGAACATGCCTGATTACTCAAAAGACATTAATGACTTGAGTGGCCGATTAGATAAAATGATGGAAGTTTTAAGAGATAAAGGTGATAAGCCTGTTCAAGTAAGACCTAATCCTGAACCAGTAAACGATACACCAAATCTGATTCAGAATCTTATGGAAAGCAATAGAACGCCATATCAAACACCATCGTTTCTAAGAGCAATGGCTAGAGCAAATGGTAAGTCTGATTATGGTGATGATATCAAAGGACACTATTCACACGGTAACACACACTAAAAAGGGGAGCATTTCTGCTCCCCAATCTTTTTAGTCGTTTAGTAGATCACGAAATTCCTGTAGATCCGGATCATCATCTTCCTCTTCAATCACAGGTGCCGCTGCCTTGCGAGCAACTGGCTTAGGATCATGGAGGGGTCGAACAACTTGCTTAGGATCATGGAAGGGAATATCCTCATCCTCATCAACAACCTTTGCTGCCTTGACCTTAGCGAGATTTCTCTCAAGGACTTCATCGGTATATGTTGACTTGCCAGGTGTTAGACCTAGAACATCATTTAGACGAGCCTTTAGCTGGTCATATGTCTTGAAGTTCTTTGGATCGATAATCTCCTTGAGGGAGTATTCTGTCTTCCAAATCTGTTCAAGTTCACCATCATCCTCGGATAGAGGACCTGGAGTTAGGAACACCGACTCGTCATAGTTAGGAAAACCAGACTGACGGACCATCTTCAACTTGAAGTTAGCGCCTTCCCAAAGATCGAATGGATTGATCTTCTTTTCTGAATCAAGGTCTGGATTCATCATCTTTGTAATCTTATCAAAGATTTTCTTACCATACTTGAATAGGAAGACTTTGCCTTCATTCTGAGGATTCTTAGGATCACTCACCACATAGATGTTAGAAACATAGTGGAGACGACGCTTCTGCTCACGGGCCTGCTTACGCTCTGGTGAGTTATCATCGGTCGAAGCATTCCATAGAGTAGAATTGTATTCAGAAACAGGATCCTTGACACCCTGACCAAGAGTGGTCAGTGACTTCTCAATATACCACTTACCGGTGAACTTGTTTTGAAAACCGTGATCCCAATACTGAACCCATGGAAGAGCATCATCGCCATCCGCGGCAGGACCAGGAAGAAAACGAATAACCGCAAGAGCATTGCCAGCCTTATCTTGTGTAGGCTTCCAATAGTTGTCTGTGGAATCGTCTTTATCGTAGGAGGGCTTATTGATTTCATCAACCTTCTTGAGAAGATTGGAGAAGTCTTTGGATTGTTTCTTTAGGTTTGAAAAGTTCATTGTATTTTCCTTGTATTTGCGTTGTATGTTTTCTTATCCACATCATCATAATAAAAATAGATAATAACACAAGAATCTCCTTGTGTCAATCATTATTTAGTAGGCATCTCTGGAGGCATTCCTAACTCGCCCATGTTCATTGCTTCAAAAAACTTTCTAGCATCTTCTCGGGCTGCCTCAACTCCATCGTGATATCCATCTCGATAACCTTCACGATAAAACTCATTCTCTGTTTTCACTTCTTCCACTGTCTTAGTCATTTACCATCACTCCATATTAGGATCGTTTAAATCTTCCCATTCCCATTTTCCAATCGGATTTCGTTTTGTTTGCTCAACTGCGGAGCATTCAAACTTTTCTTCTTGTCGTGTCTTTTCACCCCATGCCTTGCGAGGATTCATACACATAACACATTTAGGATTACCACAGTTCAAGGCATTCTTTTTGTGAAAACGATGTGGCGTTTTTCCATAATCTTTACCAGCCATCTTAGTTGTATTGTCTGGAATCCATTTCTTATATGGACCCATTACCATATCATAGATGAATGACTGTCGTTCAATATGCCGATGTTTCTGTTGGAATCTTTTCTGTCTTCTTTCTTTACTCAAGAATAATCTCCAAATAGTGTTTCACTTCTTCATTTGGTAGATAACTAGTCTTTGTTTCCGTCTCATAGATTTCAATCTGCGAGACATGAGAACCGTCATACTTATAGAACACTTCATATCTTCCGTCAACCCACCCTTTCAATATGTCGGATGCGTTCCCTTCTAGTGTCTTCATTGACCTTCTCTTTCAGTATGGCTTTGAACTTCTCGGCATCATACTTTATGAACGGTCTAAACTTGCGGAGTTTCAAAGCAACTCTTGACCAGATGATATCATCATCGCCAAGGTATTTATCAAACTTTGAAGCGTAAGGAACAAAGTCGTTTAGAATTGCCGCAGACTCCAGAGCAATAGACTTCCGCAGAATAAGAGTGACAATGAAAGGATACTCACCATCGACAACATCAAAAGCATATTTACAACCATGCTCAAATACTTTGTCCACATCATTTCTAAAAATGTATGAGAGGGATTGTCTTCTTCTTTCTGCCTCCCAGAATGTTCCATGCGCTTCTTCTCCTATCATCTCGGTAATGTAATGACGGTCCTCTAGCAGATTAGCAACGAAGAAGTTTTTGAGTTCCTCGGCATTGTATAGTTTCGCTACCTTTTCAAAGAAAGCCTTATCGTTGCGTTTTAGATACGACTCCTTGGTAGCACGGAGTTTACCGTTCATTAGAAAGAAGTCATACTTGACCTTGGTGAAATGAGTTCGCAAGGCCAAGAATAACAGATATGCTCCATAACCAGAGAAGTGTTTCATTTTGTTTGATAGTCAATTACTGAATCTGTTCCGTGCCGATCTAAGATATCATCGAGTTCAAATGGCTTTTCGATATCGCCAATCACATTTCTAGTGAGGTCATCAAGATAAGAATTATTCTTCCTATTAGCTATATTTTGTAGCGCCGTCCTGATACCTGCCGCAACTTGACGTGCAGGCATATTCGCTCCTTCCTGGAAGCCCTGGAAGCCCATATTCATCGAGTCCGGCCAGACCTTAGTATGATCATCAAGTTTCGTCGGAGCATCGACACGGACCTTACGAAGCATTTCCTCTAGTGACTTTGACTTTGACTTTAGTGGCGCTTCAATCAAAAGGTCTTCTTGTGTCTTCCAACCACGTTGTCTAAACTTATCAAGGCGCCACTTCTTTACTTTCTTATTACCATTGATAATAAGGTGCTTGTTCATAATAGCGTCATAAGTCTGATGACTAATGTAAAGTCTACCGTCATGATAGGATGCCATACAGTGAATGAAGTCAAAATGGTCGATTAGTGCCTTGCGATCCGTGAAGTCGGTCTTGATATACTGAACCTTTGAATCGTGATTTCGTGCGGTAGCAAAGATATGTTCATTGCTATAATCATCATCCTCGTCCAGATGATACTTTACTGACCATGTACCCGGCTTATGCCTAATCATATTTTCAAACATGTTATGTGGCGTGGGACTTTCAGGATTGAATGATTCATCTTTTAGAAGAAAGGTATCAATGTCGTTGATGACTTCATCCCTTAGCAAAGAACTAATACAACCGCCGGCAACGACCATAAATACTCTATTATAATTACTATCAGTGGTTACCGTATCACTTTTATCCCAACTTGGATGTCTTCTTTCAAATAGGCCAACGTCATTGATTAGTCTTTCTAGTTTCTGTTTGACATCGGCAATGTGCCGCACTTCTTTGCGGGTAAAATCTTCACTAGACATGATGTAACCCTTTATAAAGGAAGTTGTGAGGTATTAGATTTCTTGAGAAAGTGAAGTTCTTCGGCTTCGAGTTTGATTTTGGATTTGAGAACACCCGAGACCAACTTTGCTGCGGTCTCTATCTCGAATCCTGTCTGTTCACAATACATAACGACGGCATCGATATAAGGAATGTCTTTCATATAGACCAGTTCCTCAATCTCTAAACTAAACTTCTGGATATCTTCGGGTGTCATTTGTTCCTCTGGTTCATAATATAAAAGGTGGTTTTTCTGTTTCGAGGAAAACCACCAAACCCAATGAACTTACGCTGCTAGAGCGAAGCCAAATGGTGCAAAGTTATCGTTAGCACCTATACTTGCCTTTGGTCTCCTTACGACCTTACTGTATCCTGTCGAACCTGTTCGCCCCCATCATAAACACTCTAAGGAAACTCATCGCTTGTTCGTCCCCCGACCTAGCGATTGTTTAGGGGATGCCTTAGAGTGTTTATGATGTAAGCAAATAGCACCTCCATCAACAAGAATATCTAATGTTGGATTTTTCTCTCTTTCGAGAGACCAGAACCATTCTTGAACCTTTCTCCAATCGGCAGTTTTAGCGTTATGGGAAATCAATTCTATTAGTTCTTTATCGTTCATTACTTATTCCTCTTGGTGGAGGCGGTGGGAATCGCACCCACGTCCAAGAAACCTATATTTCGTCTCTCAACGACCTCGGCAATTCTATTTATCGTCTTCATCAAAGATACACAATATCAAGCACCCCCTTGACCTCAGCCACTCACTTCCGTCGAAGATAATTAACATGGTAGGACTCGTCAGCATTGTGTATCTATGGTGAAGGCGTCTCCATCAAAGATACACTGTTGGACCCTCTGTCTTGTTCCAACTTTTCTCATAAAGAGTTGCGGGTTCCTATCTTTTCAGTCTAGGCAGTGTATCTATGGTGAAGACGATTCCAATTCTATTTATAATGGGGCGAAGGTTTTATTGTGACCGTCGATTGATAATGTGACTGCTCCAACGTAGCCACATTCTTTTGTTCCTGGAATGGAAAACTCACCGCTACCATGCCAGTGAAATGTAGGAGCGTTACACTCGCCGCCATTGATAGAAACCAACGAAACATCCATCATCTTCTTTGCTTTACAGTGGATGATATGGCTATCGCTAGCCTTCTTATCGCATGATATATCATCCGCTGCCATTGCTGTTCCACTCAATAATGATAATAATACTACAATCCGTTTCATTTGTCAAGTCCTATTGTTGATGTATTCTAAAAGTTTTCCATGATCGGGCTTGATACTGACGGACATATCTCCTAGATTTGGTATGTGGATGATATCTGCCAACTCAACTCTTTTCATGTAAAAGCTGCTAATGTCGTTCCTGATATCGGAATCGGACACCATGTTTTCATC